GCTTTGGCGTAACCAGCAAGCTGTGCTACGTATCCAAACCCATCACCACTTGCAAGGGTGTCATAGGATTCAAACTTGTTTCTGTATGACCAGTCTGAAGCTGATTTAATATCATCAACTGCACCATCAATGACAAGATCATAAGAACCAGAAACGCTGTCGTCACCAAGATCAAGAGTAACTTTGTCCGTGTCCTCATATTTAACTCCTGCTTCTTTGAGTATACCCTTGAACACAGCCTCGACAATATCACCGATCATCATGTTCATTATGAATGTTGTTGGGAAGGGTAACGCTACCTCTGGCTTATTCTTGTCATACCAGAGTTGACAGGTTGGCCTACCTACATTTGACATACGTAGACCAAACTTATCACGCTTGTTACCCCCACCAAACTGGCGTTGTGCAGCAGCCATCACATCATCACCAATCTGTTTGATTGTTTCAGGTGATACAGTTGAGTTGCCTTTTACAGCATCTTGAAGATACTGATGCAGTGCCAGTTCAGCGGGGTGGTTCATTACGCTACCTCTTCTTCGATTTCGATGTCAACTAAATCATCAATGATTTCATCGTCACCGTCTTCAAGTTTTGAGTTCACCTTTTCTGCCCAAGAATTGATAATATAAGAATTGTAATTATCAATCCAAGATACAAAGTCACCAAACATCACCTGATCTTCTTGGTTAAGATCAATAGTCTTAGTGACATCAAGCGATACCACAGGAACAAAGAAGCTATTACCATTAGGCATCTTGCGTTCATTGGTATTTGCCAAGAATGTATGCATAGGTGGAAGACGTTCCATCTTAGCAAGTTTAGTGAACACATCACCAACCAACTTAAATGCATCACGATTGTCAATCTCCCAGATGAATGGAGTAACATCAACCTCTACAGGCTCACCTTTATCATTCACAGGATCAATCAGTTCAACAGTACCCAAGACAACACGTACACGCTTAATCTGTTTAATTAAGTCTTGTAGTTTCTCAGGCAATGCCTTGAAGTCCTGAATGTATCCAGCAGGTTTACCACAGTTAAAGCCACCATCATTGTCTTTCAGATCAGATTCCATCTTAGAGTCATCTGTCATTAAAGATTTGATGAAACGATTAGGTGATTTAGCATTACCCATAACAAAACGCTTGTACATGAAGCGTTGAATGAAGGCACGTACCTTCACTGCTGAAGCATAGTAGGTTGGCCCATCTGGGATTTCCAACTTATATGTTCCACCTTCTACTACTTCTACGTTTACATTTTTACCGTTTACTTCAGCAGTACCCATTACTGGAGAATGGTTAATGCGTAGACGTGCAAGAGAACTAGATTTAGGTTTACTCCCACCTTCTTTTGCAATGCCCATTACCTTCGCCATAGCAGCATAATTATTTTGGTCTATCGTTGTAAGTTCTGTCATATGTGTTACTCCTTTCTGTAGAGTGAATGAGGCATAGTTATATCACGCTATGTCCTTAGTGTCAAGCCAATTCGGTCCGATTTTTGCTTCTAAAAGCAGCGGCACATTAAAGTTTACACCCCAACGTGCAGCGATAAGTTTAGGTAGTGCTTCATTAGTAGCGTCTATGATGCTGATTACTTTTGCTTCTTCATCTGGATGAACATCAATGACTATACTATCATGCACTGTATTCACTATACACGATTGCAAACCCTTTAGCAACTCATCAATATGCAATAATGCAATCGGAACAATGTCTGCTGTAGCGAATGATTGCACAGGGTAATTCTTTATCTGTGTAAAGTGTGATACACGTCCAGTAGATTTACGTACCACATCAGGGAACGCAAACTCACGACCACTGGGCGTGGTAATCTTTTGTGTTGTTATAGCTTCTTTAGCCAGTCTGGTATGCCAAGCCGCCACTCCTCTGTATTTGTCTGTGAAATGTTCGTAATACGCCGCTTCTGCTTTGCTTCTGCCGAATCCTGTTGCCCCATAGAGTGGCGCAAACGTATGTGCTTTCGCATCCTGTCTACTCGTAGACTGACCAGCATCACTAATAACTTTAGCGGTATATGAGTGTACATCAAACCCAGTAGATACTTCTTCAATTGCTACCTCATCTTGTGATAAATAAGCGGCAGCACGAAACTCTAGCTGTGCAAAGTCAGCCTCAAGTATCTTACCACCTTCAAATCGTGACACAAATACTTTCTTTACAGGAAACGTGCCGCCACGAGGCATGTTCTGCATATTCGGATCAGCACCAGAGAAGCGACCAGTAGCAGTGCGGTGTTGTAGCAACCTTACGTGCAGCTTACCGTCCTGCTTTGTGTGTGTTGCAATACCTTCCACAAAGGAAGACAGGTAAGTATCAACAGCACTCAGTCTACGTACCTTATACAGAAAATCTTCTGCATCTGTCATGCCCTTACTACGTGCTGCACCTTCTAGTATCTCAAGGTTTTGTTTGCTTGTAGTAAAACCATTAGCACTTGCCCACTTAGCTGATGGTGGCTTAAACTTGAAGCCAGCTAGAACATCAGTTGGATTGAATAAGAATCCAGCAGTATCACATTCTTTGCATCGGCTAGGGTTTGCAAACGGCTCACCATTCTTCTTAGTCTTACGAACATAACCAGCACCATTACACGATGGACATTGCTGTGCCACAGTCTTGTATAGACGTTTTGTACCTGATGACATCATTCTGTCAAACTCACCGCTTGACATGTATGGGTCAATACGTTCAGCCCACTCACTCTTATCCAGAACTTTACGACCATAGATAACCCAAGACAATTGCTCTGGGCTGTTAAGGTTAATAGGCGTATCACCCATGACCTTACGCACATGTGACTGAAGGTCTGATTCAAGTTGTTTCTTTTCTTCCTCAAACTCCTGACGTACTTCATCTAGCTTGGACAGATCAACTGCAAAGCCACGCTGGTAAATACGTGCAAGTGAAACACAAACCTGATTTGTAAGAACTACAGTATTCATCAAGCCACTATCTGGTACAGTGTTTAGGCGATAGAACAGCTTATCAGCAAGCTGCTGTGTGGCACGAAGGTCAGCAGATAAGTACTCTGACAACTCAGCATGTGGTATGTCACGAGTGCTGTATCCTTTCTTGAAGTACTCTTTTAATGTGTCCTGCTTTTTTGTGTCTAACTCATATCGTTCTGCACAAGCCTCAAGTGACAGTGGCTCTTTAATACCACGCTGTAGCACATACTCTGCCAACATTGTATCAAAGACTGCACCATCATACTTAAAGCCTGACTCCCACAGCCACATCAAATCATAAGCAGCGTTATGGCAGATGATGACCGTAGCTTTGTCTAACCACTCCTGAACAACAGTATGTCCGAAGTCGTCAGCATCCACCTCACTGTGGTCAAACGTAACAATTCGCTCAACACCTTGATCGTTAAGCATACCAACCATAGTCAATGAGTTCTCTGGCTCAAATGGATCAAGGTGCATCTTACCATCACGCTTGGTGACTGTATTTTCTACATCAATTGTTAGTTTCATATCTACTCATCCTTACTGTTTTAGTTCTATCTAGTGGTATCTGATAAAACAATTCACCAGATGAAACATATTTATTCGGCACTTCAACTGGATGCAAATCTTTTACGTCATCTGACTTAAACATCATAGCACAAGACAATTCGTTGTTCCATATGAAAAACAAAGTTGGCTTTGTAAAAAACTTACTCTTTCTTTCAGGTAGTTGTAAACTGTCAAACGGAAAAGTATCACCACGCCAAACTGTCTTTACCTCACATTCAACAAAAAACTTACCCTTGCTTCCTTCTGCAATTAGGTCTTGTCCATACTCATTCGGATTCTCCCAAACCTCATATCCTTTTATTTGCATAAACTCCATAGTTCTCATTCTTGCTTTTTTATCATGCTCTTTGTGTAGCGTTCTGTCAAACTTTTTTCTCATACTGTATACCTCGCTGTCTGATATTCAAGTTCACAGTGTACCACACCATGCCAACCTGTCAACTTATTCTTTACAATATTCAAGTGACGTTGTGTATCTTCTTCATCCTGATTGTCTACTGGTGGGTTCTTAGCAATCAATATCATTAAGTCAGCTTCAGCAGCTTTACCTGTGCGTGAGCCTTCCATCATAGACTGGTTAAGCAATACCTTGCCTTCAGCATCAGCAGATAGCTGTGACATATAAAACATTGCACACTCATGCTGCTTGGCAATCATACGTGCATGAACAGCGTTAGCCTTTAATGCTTCATCTGTACGAGCAAAGCCACCTGTCTTGGCAAACTTATCACCCATGTCCAGCAGTACAACATCAGGCTTGTATGATTTGCAGATTGATTCAACCCAATTCATGTCACGACCTGTTGCATCTTTAATCTTAATGCGTTCCTTAACAGGTGCATATAACTCACGTGCTTTAGCTGGATTGTCTTTAATCTCACGCATAGTCATGCCAGTTGCAGCAGTAAGGTATCTAGCACCTACACGATGATAGCCTTCTTCATTACACAGGATGATGCAGTTAGCACCTTGATGTGCAAAGCCACCCGGAGCAGCAATTAAGCTGGCATGAAAGGATGTCTTACCTGTGTTGGGTCTAGCACCTACCTCAATCAAGTGTCCAGCATTAACACCTTCCACCTTACGTGTAAGGCTTGCAATGTTGAACGTCCAACGTGCTTCTAGGTCATTGCGTGATAGCAGTGTTTCAATGTCAATATCATCCCACTCTACATTTAGGTTGGGGGTGAAGTCATCACCATACTGCTCAAGTAACATACGCAATGGCTCAAGACTAGACTTATCACCATTCACATAGTCAAAGCCAAGATTAGCAATGTCTTCACCAACAACCTGCTGGAACAGTTTAGATAACACCTCTTGTGCTACGTCACTGCCCATTGGCTGCTCTTGCTTAATCTTATGAAACAAAGAAGAGTACGCCTGCTTCTGTGCTGTAGTCATTGTTGGGTTGTTTGAAATAAACAGAGCCTCAATCTCATCAGGTGTTACAGTACGCTCATAACGATCCATAGCTGTATCAATAGCCTGTTTGATTTTACGCACATCCTTGCTGAACAATCTGTCAGGGCAACGTGCGCCACGATGGTCATCATAAAATGACCTATCCATTAAACTTCTAATCAGTGATAATTCCATATAAATTCTCCATATCTGTCGGGTTACGATATTTCAAGTCATCTTTTAGTTTGAGTACACGAACATCGTTCACGTGTCCTCGTAATTCCTTTGCCATCTGTAACGTCTTAGGTAGCGCATCGGGGTCTAACGCTATGATGGCTGTTGAGAACTGTGCAAGATACCCTTTATGCGATTCTTGCAAAGATGTTCCAAGAAGCGCAACCCCGACAAAGGAACCGTAACCAACAACGGCTGCACTCACACAGTCCTCAACAACTACTGCGACATTACCACAACCATACGTGTATGGCAAGCCACTATTTCCATATCTTTTCCATTTAGGTAAACGCTTACCAATCGCACGACCAGTAGCATCTACAATTTTACCATCATGTACAACAGGGAAAACTATTCTGTCTTCTTTCACATCGTACATGACACCTACTTCATCGGGATCAAGCTTATACTGAAAACAAAAGTTTAATACAGTACGCTTATCTCTGTGAGGTATAATGTAACTAGGCAGTTCAAATGTCTGCGTAGCAAACTGTTCTGCACCACCAAACCCAGCACGTATATCATCCATAGATAGATGCACTCTAGTGCCACCCTTGATATTACAAGATGCTTTATAGCAGTTCCATACAAGAGAACCCATATTGTTGGTCACTGTGAATGTACGATAGCCACCACAGTTAGGACAATCTATCCTCTTTGTAGTTCCATTTGTAATATCCATATCACTTACAATGTTATATATATTATTCATATATTATCACTTTCCTTTGCGGCACTTGCTATGCTTATACCATGTGTTTTTCTAGCTGTCAATGCACTATCTGCACTTTGTAGTGTATTTTTTAAGTATGGTTTTACTGAAGATGGATTAGCATGTCCTGTAACCGACATAATTTGTGCCATACCGACACCTGCCTCTACCATTTCAGTTGTACCAGTCCTTCGTAAATCAGATAGCCTTAATTCATTTGACAATCCTGCTGCATCCATAATCTTACGGCTATGTAACGGCAGTTTGTATAAGCTGTAAGGTATAAACTTACCATTGATAGGCTTTGGTCTAGGTGCAACATATTGCTGAAAGCCAAAGTCCTGTTCTTGCTGCTTCAACATCTCAAATAAATCATCTTCAATGGGCAAATGTACCTCTGCCTTACGCTTAGATTGCTCAATGTACACAGTCTGTGCATCAAAGTCGATGGCATCCCATGTAAGCAGACGCATATCACCTAGTCTTTGACACCATTCATAGGCCATGTGAGCAATCAAACCGATGTTACGGCTGCTAAAATCGCCGTAGGCGGCGTTTAGGAACTTCTGTACATCCTCCCTACCCCAAACAACCTTACGCCTGTCAGCGGCTCGTTTACGCACGTTAGCGAAAGGATTGATTACACACATCTCCATACGCAATCCGTGATTGAAGACAATGCGAGTTACTGACAGCAGGTGATTTGCTGTTGAAATACCACGTTCACACCAGTCGTTATATGCAATCTTAGCAACACGAGTTGGCATGTCTGTGTATTTGTATTGGCAGAGGGGCTTGCCCTCTACCTCAGTGTTTAGCATTACGTTTAACAGATACTTATAGTGTGCTTTAGTTTCATCACGTAAGTTCCTGTAATCGTAGGAAGAATAGTAGTTGTCTACTAACGATGTTAATCTCTGTGTCCGTACCATTCTACATTACCCCCGCTTAATATTATACATCCCATTGGATCAATGTCACAATTAGGATAGCTAGGACAACCAAGATGCATATCATCATCATCCTCACCATACTCCCACACATCTACTGCAGTCACATCACACAAATCAATGCTGGCATTTGCCTTCAGCAATTTGTCTATCTGAGCCAATGCTGCCTCTTCAGAAACAGCATCGGTATCATATGACATACAACCATCACACCAGTTTGGTGCGAACTCAATAACATATCTCTTTAATGTCATGCTGCAATCGCCTGAAACTGAGGTGAATCAATCCACTTGGCAACTTCCTGTTCTCTTGCCCACATGGACTGTGCTTCAGTGTCATTGCCAGTGTTACGAAGGTTGAACCCATTACGCTCATCGGCATAGCTGGCATAGTTTGTGAAGGCAGAATACAATGCCCAAACATTACGTCCACGTGTGCTAACCTCTTGATTATAAAGGGTAAACATCTTCTCTGACTTGCGTTCAGATTTGACTACAGCCTCAAGCAAATCTTTAACATCAACAGTCATAAGACTTGTGTTAGCCCAACGCTGGAACTTGTCAGCAGTTTCATAAAAGTCTGTGACAGATGACTGCAACTCTTGAATGAACTTATCCAAGCTGAAGTTGCTAGTGTTCTTACGCTTGATCTTGTCATAATCACCAGTGACCATTCCATTTGTACAGAAGAAGTCGATAGCACCGAAGAAGACCATGTTGCTGCATGAACCATCAATGCCATGCAAGGCAATCAGGCGAGGTGCAATGGTTGTGCTGTGCTTGTCTGTAGTGATCTTACGCAGGACGTTAGGCATAGTCATGTCCATCATAACCCATGCATTGTTACGTGCAGTCTTGTAGTTGATGTTCATGTTGTCACAGAACTCCGCACCAAGATGCTCAGACACAGCGTTGTGTGCTTGGGTGAAGAAGTCGCCATGTGAGGCACAGTTAAAGCCGTTGCCTACAATGCCAATGTAGTCACCTGTGTTACCGTTGATGACATACTTTGACTTGTCAAACTTAGTTGGCTCAAAGACCACAGGGAAGTTGATGTGATCGGGTAGTAGTGTTTCGGGTGTAAAATCTAAGGGCATGATAATTCTCCTTTCATAGAGTCAATTGATATTCTTTTATATCAGTAAACTTTCACAAAGTAAAGATGGCTAGTACAACAAATATTACTATTCCTATTATAATATCCATTCTAATAG